AGGGCGCTGACTAATTTCTCGCTGATATTCCCTGATACCGGATCTACCACATGGGCCTTTGACGGCTACGTGTCCGGGTTCGAGGATAGCGCAGCTGTAGACGGCGCTTTGACAGCATCAGTAACTATCAAGTTGGATTCATCCCCAACTTTAGTATAAGGAGTTTATAAAATGGCAAAGTATGACGCATACGGAACTGAGTTATACCGTGGAACCAGCACGGGGACGGCTTACGTCCAGGTTACGAATATCAGCGGTCCAGGCTTGACGCTGGACACAGAGGACGTGACAAGTCACGATTCAACATCGGCCTGGGAAGAGGTTGTTGGTACTATTCTGCGAAGTGGTGAAATTACGGTGGACATCGTTTATGACCCCGCCCACGCTACGCACAAGAACGCTGGCAGCGGTCTACTGGCTGACCTGGTAGGCAGAGCATCGGCTACTTATACGCTGGTATTCCCTGACGCTGCTACTACTGAATGGACATTCAGCGCATTTGTGACAGGCTTTGAGCCTGCTGCGCCAGTCGATGGGGCACTGACCGCTTCGGTTACGTTCAAGCCGACCGGTGTTGTTACGTTGGTCTAAAGAATGAAAGGAGCATAAGAATGTCACTTGACCGTGATGCAATTCTTCAGGCACAAGATATTGATATCGAATCCGTAGACGTTCCTGAATGGGGGGGGAGCGTCTACGTCAAGGGCATGACGGGTACTGAGCGTGATGCCTTTGAAACGTCCATAGTTCAACAGCGCGGGGATAATCCCACCGTAAACATGAGCAACATTCGGGCCAAGTTAGCGGCTCAAACGATATGCGATGAGGATGGGAAGTGTCTGTTCACCAAGACAGATGTCAAGCTCTTGGGGAAGAAGTCGGCCCTGGCACTTGACCGCGTTTTTTCTGTTGCTCAAAGATTGTCTGGTATTTCTGGCGATGATGTTGAGGAATTAGCGGAGGGGCTGGAAGATAACCCTTTCGATGGTTCTGTTTCCGATTAGCCCTCGCCCTGGGCATGACCGTTGCCGAATTACTGGCAAGGATATCAAGCAGAGAGATTACCGAATGGATGATCTTTTATAATCGAGAGCCATTCGGGGGCGATACTCAATATCTGGGGCACGCTATCACGGCGAGCACAATCGCCAACGTAAACAGAGGAAAAGGTAAGAAAGCATTTACCGCTGATGACTTTATGCCAGAATTCAAGGAAAACAAACCACAATCTACCGAGGAAATGATAAACTTTGCGGCCGCTATGACCGCCGCCCTGGGTGGACAGGATAATCGAGATGGCTAGTATTGCAACGATTTGGGTAAAACTAGGGCTAGACTCTAAAGGCTATTCTGGCGGTCTCGACGAGGCGACCAGAAAAACCGGTAAGGCTGCACAACAAATGGGGAAAAAGCTCACCGGGATTGGCGTTGGCCTTACTGCTGGATTAACCGCACCTATTGTTGGTGCTGGTATTGCAGCGGGGAAAATGGCCGTCGATCTGCAAGAGAGTCAGAATGCTGTAAATGTTGTGTTTGGCGAAGCGGCCGACATTATGGACGCCTACGGGGAAACCGTTGCTACCACGGCCGGACTGTCAAGGGCAGAGTTCAATCAGCTGGGCGCCGTCACGGGTGCGTTTCTAAAGAATGTGGGGTTCGATACCGCACAGGCAGCAGAGGAAACTATCAAGCTGACAGAACGCGCATCGGATATGGCGTCAATCTTCAACACTGACGTATCTCAGGCGCTAGAGGCTATCCAATCGGGGCTCAAGGGTGAGTTCAACCCACTAGAACAATTTGGCGTTAAACTCAATGCGGCGGCAATATCTGCGCGCGCAATGGAGATGGGGTTAGCCGATTCGAATGGCGAACTATCCGACGCCGCCATGGCTCAGGCTGCCCTGGCCCTGGTCATGGAGCAGACCGACCAATTTGCTGGAGATTTCGCGAATACGTCCGACCAATTAGCGAACTCAACCAAAATTGCCAAGGCTGAGTTTACCGACGCCGCGGCGGCCCTGGGGACAGAATTACTACCAATTGGGCTTGAGATTGTTAGATTCTTACGCGGTCTGATAGACAGGTTCAGAGAACTAAGTCCTGAACAGCAGAAAACGATCCTGATTGTCGCCGGGGTTGTCGCCGCAATCGGGCCATTGGTGACGATCATTGGAACCCTGACCACGGTTGTCGGGGCAGTCATCCCCGTTTTCGCGGCCATTGCCGGCGTTTTGATTGGGCCGGTAGGCATCGCCATCGCCGCAATTGCGGCCGCCGTGGCTGGGTTATATTTTGCCTGGAGGAAGAACTTCCTGGGAATACGTGACACCCTGAACGCAGTCTGGACATCAATAAAATATATTTTCGCGGCTTTCAAGGCCGCCTTCGAGGGCGATTGGTACGCCTTCGGCGAGAACATTCGGAAAGCGTGGGATACCATGTGGGGCTTGATAGTTGATAGGCTTTCTTCCTTCGGCAGCGCTATCCGCGATGGGATTGGGCACATTATCGACTCCATCAAGAGGGCTTTTCGGGATGTCAATTGGGGTGATATCGGTAAAAATATCGTTTTAGGCGTGGGTAACAAAATCACCGAATGGACAGGCTGGCTGAGAGATAGAGCGGTCCGGGCAGCGCAGGCGGCTTTCGATGCGGTCAAGGGCTTTCTTGGTGTTGGATCTCCATCTAAATTGTTCGGCGAGCTGGGTAAGTTTTCTGCGATTGGCTTTGGGCAAGGTTTTGAGAATACAATGGCGAAAATGCAACCATCAATGAACATGGCCATTGTCGGCTCGCCATCTGCGAGCGTTGGCGCCGCTATCCCCAGCGGCAACGGTGAGCAAGTCTCCCTGTTGCGCCAGATTGCATCTAAGCGTGAGCTTGACGAGGGCAAACTTGCCAGGGCCATCCGAGATGTCATATTGAAGGATGCGCAATAATGGCCGCCATTTACCCTGATTATATAAAAATAGAGGCCTTTATCTCGTCTGCGTGGTCCGACCGTTCCGCCGATGTTGTAAGGGCGCCCATCAGCGGCGGCTGGGGGATTAGGGGCATTTCGCCGCTAGATTTGATAGCCGATACAGGAGAACTCGTATTTTTATTGAATAATCAGGATGACTTATATATACCTGGCCTGGGATCGTCATTGTCTGGATGGGGGCGCAATACCCCGGTGAGATTATGGGTCGCCTTAGATGGTGACGATTATGTGAGATTTCGCGCCTATGTCGATAGTTTGGATATTGTCTCTGAAACCTTTAATAGAAAATGGGTTAAGGTCACTTGTGTTGATTGGCTGGACTACGCCGCCAAGCATCCCCTGATTACGCCCACGATTGGAGCCACAAAAAGAGCTGACGAAGGCATAACAACCGTTGTATCGGCCATGTCACTTGCCCCGCAGGCGACGAGCTACGAGACAGGCGTTGAGACCTTTCTGTCTATATTTGACAGCGTTACCCCCAAAACAAGGGCCTATAGTGAATTATCGAAGCTCGTTAAGTCTGAAATCGGTTACTTATATTTACAAAAAGACAGAGCAAACGGTGAGACATTAGTATTCGAAGATCGTCATTACAGGAACGGGCGCCGCTCGCTAAACCAATTCGCAAGTATAGACTCCGATTTGTTACTTGAGACGGGCGACGAGCTGCTACTTGAAACGGGGGATGATCTACTCTTGGAATCGTCCGTATTCGGTGATGTGGTATTTGACAATACAATGCGCTCTCTGGAGATCCAATACGGGCGCAATGTCCTAAATCATCTTACTGTTACGGCGTACCCGAAAAGCACGGATGCCTCGGACGTCGTGCTCTTCAATCTCGAAGAGCCAATCGCGCTTACCCCTGGCGTCGCTTATCCTTTTCGCTCTAATTATTCAGACCCAGACAGTGGGAATCAAGCTGTGGCCGATAGCTCTAACATGGTGACGCCCGTCGCCACTACTGACTACCTGATGAATACGGCCAAGGACGGCAGCGGCTCGAACATAACCGCAGACTTGACGGTCACAGCCACATACGGCACCGAAGGCGTGTCTTACTCTTTGCTGAATGCTAATGCTGATATAGGCTACGTTACATTTCTACAGGCCCGCGGCAAGGGCGTTTATCAATATAATCCAATTCAGGATATATCGTCAAATGCAGCAAGTATTACCTCGTATGGGTATCAGCCCGACAAGCTAGACCAAAGATATCAGCAAACCCCGGAGCTGGGCTCATTGTTTGGCGACGCGGTAACGGACTTCGAGCGCGACCCGCGAACAGAGCTGCGGCGGGTTTCATTTGTTGCCAATCGAAGCCAGGCGTTATTTCTGCAATTTCTTAGCATCGACGTGGGTCATTTGGTGCACATCAAAGTGGATGACGCCGGAAAAGACGGTTATTTCTACGTCCAGGGCGTCGATTTTACTATTATCCCCGGTAACGTTGTCGAATATACGCTGACAGTTCGGCAAGCGTTCAGTCTCAAAAAAGGACTGTCAATGCTGGCGCTGGAATTCGACGGTGATAGCACTTCGGGCGGCGTCGATGGGGATGGGATTGATTTCAAGTATTTACCCCATTTAGCCAACCAGACGCAGAGATCCTTTAGCGTTTGGATCTACAAGACAGAAACGAGTGCCAGTTTATCAAGATTCATTTTTGGCATTTACGAGGATAACGCCTTCGCTGCAATGTGGGTAACTACTGACGATAGGCTTCAGTACCATGTCAATTTGTCTACATCTCAGGGCCGCTGGCATTCAGACGCCAGTACGCTGCCCAATAATGCCTGGACCCATATTGTAGTTACCCATGATGTGACCACTCCCACCACGGCCCCGATATTCTATATAAACGGCTCTAGTGTTACAGTCAACGAGATTGTAGCTCCCGTTGGCACTATTAGCGATCAGACAGGAGCCAAGATTACGATTGGTAATGCAAAGACTGCTACTATGGACTGGTCGCGCCCCTTTTACGGCAAGATTCTTGATTGCCGTGTGTATGGCTCTATTTTATCTTCGGCAAACGCAACAACGCTGTACAACAGCGGCACATTCGACTCTTCCCTGTTGGTCAATGATGACCTGGATTTTCAGGCGGCCTGTGTAAAGACTACCGACGCCTCAGGCTTTACCGATGCGGCCTTCTCGTCAACAGATAGAGTAATAGACAATATATTCGGCTACGTTGGGACGCCCAATAATGGCCCCACAGGAAGAGCAACACCATAGGATAAATTTATGGCTGACGAAAAACTGACCGCATTAACAGAATTAACAACTCTGGCTACTGGCGACCTCGTATATGTAGTAGATGACCCGGGAGGGACGCCGCTATCAAAAAAGGCAACGATTGACAACCTTCTCAAGAACGCATTTGCAGATATGACCTTCAACGGCGCTTTTCACCCTATTATTGCGCCGGGGTCAGATACAGATGCAGTCCTTGTAGAGGTAACAGTTACAGGGACGCCGCAACTAAATTGGGATGAAAGCGCCGACGCCTTTTCATTCTCCAAGCCCTTGAGGATTGACCCCGGCGAAGGCGGCGGAAACTTCAAGTTGTATTCTGACAACAATGATGGGATTAGAGCTACGCTGTACGTGGATGATGTCACCCCATACGCGGCGTTTTATGGATACGACGAAGACGATGGCGGCTCCCCCGGTTATGCTGATACCAAATTTGGGGCCATTACCGACGCCGACGCTCTGGTTATAAATGCCGCCAATGGTACAGCGGTCTTTGGTAGCAATCTAGTTACAACATTCTCTAATACAGCTCTGCATATTCTAGACACAAACGCCAGTCACGATTTGATTATTGCACCTGGCTCAGACTTGACAGCCGATCGCACGCTAACACTGACTACTGGCGACGCTGCCAGAACGATAACTCTGAGCGGTAATCCTACGCTGGCAGATTGGTTTGACCAGAGCGTGAAGCAGGCGGCAAGTCCGACGTTTGCAGGGCTGGATTTGACCGAAGGTAACATAACCAACGTAGGCGACATCTCGCTAGACTC